TGGTTCTGGTTCTGGTTCTGGTTCTGGTTCTGGTTCTGGTTCTGGTTCTGGTTCTGGTTCTGGTTCTGGTTCGGGAGCTGGCTCTGGTTCTGGCTCGGGTTCTGGTTCTGGTTCTGGTTCTGGCTCTGGTTCTGGTTCTGGTTCTGGTTCTGGCTCTGGTTCTGGTTCTGGTTCTGGTTCTGGTTCGGGTTCTGGCTCTGGCTCGGGTTCTGGCTCTGGTTCTGGCTCGGGTTCTGGTTCAGGAGCAGGTGTAGGCTCAGGTTCAGGAGCAGGTGTAGGCTCGGGTTCAGGAGCAGGTGTATGCTCAGGTTCAGGATTTACTAAAGGAGAGTTTGTCTCTTCAACAATTTCTAATGATATTTTTTCATTTGATTCTTCAACCATTTTATATATAATTGAAAATAAAAAAATTAATTATATTTTATTCAAAAATAATATATAATTAATTAAAATAATTTAAGAGCGAACACGGTTAAGAGCAGATTGAGACTGGCTGTTATTAGCACCACCATATGAGCTATCATTGTAATTTCTATTTATGGCTTGTAATTTTTTAAATTTTGTGTAGTCAGAGCCATCATAAACAAAGCGAGGATTACCAGCATACATAGCTGTTCCATTACGATTAACTCCATCACCACTGACTTGAACTCTTGATAAATTGTTACCACCAACTTGGTTGGCTTCACGACCATAAGCAGAGTTAGTTGCGGAGTGACCATTAGTAATAACATCACCAGCATTGTAGGAACTTCTAAAAGGTCCTAAAATGTTTTTGTTGTATAAAGTAGGTGAACTTTTAAGACCACTATTATGTAAATTACCGAAAGCTTTTGCTAAATGAGAACGATATAAAGCACGTTCATTACCGCCTGACATATATCCAAATAAACCGTGTTGAAGTCCTTTTGTTCCAGCGCCGAGATCTGATTGGGAGAAAGTTTTCTGATTGGCGAAAGCCATTTTTAATAATATAATATATTATTTTATTTTTATTTTAAAAAAAAATAGTTTTAAAAAGTTAATTAGATTTATTCACAAATAATTCTTGGAGCAATATTCATTGTTTGAAGTTCTTGAAACATAAGCTTACAAGCATATGGAATTTCTACATATCTAAAATCTGTGCGATTTTCACAAGTATTACAAATATGTATTTTATGTTTATTATTGAAAGACGCTATTAAGCCGCATTTATTACAAATATGGACTGAATAAGCATCGGATGCGTCATAAAGACGACCTTTTGTAAAACGGCTCGCACCGTGTGATATCATGCAATCCCTTTCCATTTCACCGAACCTAAGTCCACCATCACGCGCTCTACCTTCAGCGGGTTGGCGGGTGAGATTAACCATAGGTCCGATGCTTCTACTATGTTGTTTATCATTAACCATATGTTTAAGTCGTTGATAAAAGCAAGGTCCAATAAATATACTGCAATCAAGCTGGTCACCAGTTAAACCATTATACATTAATTCATTACCCTTTGATTCATATCCAAGTTCTTGTAATTCTTTAATAATATCGGTAATTTTAAATTTACTAAAAGAGGTTCCGTCACCAAAAAGTCCTAATTGAATTAATACTTTACCGAGTAAAGTTTCTTTAAGTTGTGCGATAGTCATACGACTAGGAATAGCGTGGGGATTGATGATAATATCTGGTTTTAATCCGTCAGCTGTGAATGGCATATCTTGTTCGGGGATTATGTTACCTATTGTACCTTTTTGTCCATGGCGACTCGAAAATTTGTCACCAATTACGGGCTTACGATAATTTCGGAGACGAACTTTACAAAAGTTATATCCGTCGCCATTGCATTCAATATAATTTTTATCAATATATGTTTCTTCATGTGTTCTAAATACATGGCTTTCGTCAGTAAATTTAATAGTTTTTGTAAAATCATTTTTATTTTCTTTAATAGGAAGAACTTTACCAATGATAACATCTCTATCTTTAACTAATGTATTTTCAGGAATAATTCCTTGTGAGTTAAGTTTATCATAATTAGCGAATTTAATATTTTTAGTTTTAGTTTTATCAGGTTTGCATCTAATTTCTTCATTACCATATAATTTTTTATCTTCATCTTTTTCAGTATGATAAATTGTAGCAAGGAATAATCCTCTATCAACAGAACCTTTATTAAATAAGATACTATCTTCCTGATTATAGCCAGTATGAGACATAATAGCAACAATAACTTGTTCTCCGGATGGAATAGTATTAAGTCTTATAATGTTCATAATTCTTGTATCAACAAGAGGACGCATAGGATAAGATAAAACATAAGCGGTTTTATCCATACGATTATCGTAATTAGTGACATACATACCGAGTGCTTGCTTAGCCATAGCGGATTGGTAAGTATTGCGAGGGGACTGATTATGTTCAGGAAAAGGAATACATGATGCTACAACACCAAAGATAATACTGGGATGAATTTCACAATGAGTATAATGATAAGTATATTTATCATTGTTTTTTTTTAATATATGAGGTTCCATAGCAATCATAGCATTATTTTGCTCATTAGCATCAACATATTCAATAACTGAATCATTTAATTTTCCAGTATATAATAAATCATTCCATTCAAATTGATTATTTTTAACTTTTTGAATAATATCTTGATTATGAATAAGTTTATTATCCTTAACTTTAAATAATGGTCTAATAAGTCTTCCAGCATCATTACAAACTCTAATTTCAAGAAGATTATAATCAAATATTATGGAAGTATATATATTAATAATACCTTTATATTTTTTATCTTTGAGATTATAATAAAGTTTATTAGGTTCATTTGTAATACCAACCCATGATCCATTAATAAATACTTTAACTTTATCATATAATTGTGTTGAGTCTTTATATAAATCATCTAATGGTGTAATAAGTGGTAATATATAATCATATAAACCAGAACTATTAGAAGGAATAGTAACATTAGCCATATAACTAAGATTTTTTACGATTCCAATGCTTGCACCTTCAGGAGACTCTGCGGGGCAAAGAAATCCCCAAGAGGAATTATGTAGTCGTCGTGGAGGAACTAATTTACCACTTTTATCAATAGGAGTATTAACACGGCGAAGATGAGAAATACTGGAAATATATGTAAGACGATTAAGAACTTGTGCGACACCAACTTTATTACTATTAATTTGTTTAATACCGAAGTCACCAGTAGCTAATGCTCGTTTAATACCATTTTCAATAGTAGTAGATTTAACAATTTTATAAATATTAGTATTGTTAATAATATTTTCATAATCTTCATTAGATTTCCAAGATCCAGTATTAATTTCACGTACAATTTGTTTTTGCATATCTTTAACAACTTTATTAAGATAATTTCTAAGAAGATTATTAATAAGAGAGCCAGTTAAATCAACTCGTTTATTTAAATAAGAATCTCTATCAGATTCAGGAAGCCAACCGAAAGATGTTTGTAAAAGAATATTAGTCATATATCCTAACATATAAATTTTTTGATGATTAGTTTTACAATGAGGGAAGATATCATTATTAATAACTTCTAATGCAAAGTCATATTTGCGTTTAAATCCAGTTTCTTTATCAACATTAAGAGGAGTATAAATAACATTAGAAACAATATAACGAATAGCGGATTCATAAGTTAAGTGAGTATTAGCATCAACAATTGAAGCTTTTAATCCATATAGTAATCTTTTAGATTTTTTTTCATCTAAATCAAGTAGAATTTTTTCACAGATATCTTTATCTGTTATGATGTTGAAAGCTCTAAATATAATAAATAATGGAATAGGATTTTTTAAACGCGGAATTTGTAAATATATAGCATTACCAAAGCCATTATTTTTAGTAGAAACCATAACATTAATTTGTTTAGGGGAAATACATTTCCAATCAGGAATAGATTTCATTTCAGCAGACCAAGACCATTTAGTAGAATTTTTAGAAATATTAAAACAATAAATTCTATTTTCAGCAGCTCGTTCTTGACCAAGGCAAGTTTTTTCAGACCCGTTAATAATAAAATATCCACCTGGATCCATTTTACATTCACCAGTTTGATTATTATTAAGATGTTTATATTGATTAAGAACACAAATATCAGAGCGAAGCATAATAGGTAATTTTCCAATATGAATATTTTTAATTAATTTATGATATGTTAATGTATTTTTATAATTTTCTCCATTTCTAACAATATATTTAATATTAAGATCAACAGTCATAGCACCAGAATATGTAAAATTACGCAGGCGTGCTTCTTGTGGAAACATAATTTTAGTAGAACCATTGTTTTCATATACTTGTGGTCTATGAATATTGAAGTTTTGAAAATTAATAAATATTTCTAATCTATGTAAATTAAGATCTTTAATATAATCATGATCAGAAGCAATATGAACAGGATTAAACATTTCAATAGTGTTTTCAATTTGTGTATTAACAAAATAATTATAACTTTCAAGTTGATGTCTAACAAGTTGTTTAAGATGTTGATTTTTAAAATATGATTCAATTAATACCCATGGATATTCAGATTGATTAATCTTATCCTTATCTTTATCCTTATCTAATTTTATATTAGTTTTATTATCATTATCGGTCATACTAATATAATAGTATTTGTATATTCTTAAATAGTTTTCTTAAATATTTAAAATCAATTTTAAAAAAAATAAGTAAAAAAAAATTATTATAAATATGAATAAATAATATGTCAGATACAAAAAGAACCTTAAAAATAAATCCAGATTTATTTAAATTAAATGGAAAAGAGAAAAAAAAAAGAAATAAAACATCTAGACCAAAACCAGTAATAGATGATGAGAATTCATCAAAAGTAAATAAAATAAAAAAAGAATTAATGAAAAAAGTAAAAGATTATCAAAGAAATAAAGAAGTAGAAAATATAAAAGAAGAAAAAAGGCAAGAAAAATTAAATAATAATTTATTTGAAAAAAATGATTTTGAAAATAGTAATTTTGAGAGGGAGTTTAATAAATCATTAAATTTCTTAAGTGATTTAGCAAAAAAAAATAAAGATAAAAAAAAGAAGAAACGAGCAACATTTAAACAAAATATGCCAAATATAAATGTGCAATTAGATTTGCCAGGTAATTTAAGAACAGATTTAATACCAGAATATTCAAATCCAAATCTAAATTATAGTTGTTTAAAAAATAGTTCAAGACCAACATATAGTCAATTAAATAAAACACAAAAAAATATGGAAGGAAATAAACCAAGAGTAAGATTTTATATAGAAAATAATGTATATGAAAGACCTAGAATAGAAAAAAATACGGAAACTGTAAATGAAATAATGGAAAAAAAATTAGATAATTTAAATAATTTTTCTTCCCCAAATGAAGAGATAAAAATAAAAAAACCAGAAGTATTAGAAGAAAATAAAGAAGTAATAGAATTTCAAAAAAGTTTAAATGATTTAAATAAATTAGCAGATAAAGCTGTTGAAGATAATAATATAATAGAATTAAAAAATAATTCATTAAATGATTCATTAGAAGAAAATATAGATGAAAATAAATTAGAAATTACAAAAGAAGATAAAGCTTTGGTATTAAAAAATATACCAAAAATAAATAGAATAACAAGAACATTAAAATATAAAGTAGGTAAACAAAAAGGTAAAAATAGAGTAGGTATATTAGTAAAAAATAGAGAAACTCAAAAAAAAATTAAGCATGAATTAGGTTTATTAAAACAAAAATCTATAAATGAAATAAAAGATGATTTAAGAAAGAAGAATTTGATAAAAGCAGGAACAGATGCACCAAATGATGTTTTAAGAAAATTATATGAAGATAGTATTTTAGCAGGAGAAGTGAAAAATACAAATTCAAATAATTTATTACATAATTTCTTAACAGATTAATCTATTTTTTATTAGTTAATTTAAATATAATAAATAAAAGAAGTAATGAAAATAAAATGTAATAAGTATTGATTAATATATTTTGGTCATCAATATTATTAATTAATTCTTCATTAGTTTTATCTAAATTATTTTTTTGTAATAAATTATCGTGTAATATTTCGTGTAAATTGGTAAGATGTTCTCTTAAATATTTTTTTTCTCTGGGTTTTTTAGTTTTAGGATTAATAACACTTTGATTAACTAAATCTTGATAATCTTTTTTAGAAATCCAAACAGGAGGACTTGGTCCAGAATAATTACCATTATTATTTTTTTCAACAATATGACAAGGTAATTGAACCTGAATACATTCTGGATTGGGGTCTTCTGTAATAGCTTCAAATATACCAATAGGATTAATTCTAGCAGCAGAACCAATAGTAGCAGGAACAATACCAATATTTGATTCAATATTATCAGTTATAATATTATAATCTTGAATATTATCAACAAATTTGTGCATATCATTACCATTTTTACATTTAACTTTTGTTTTCATAACATACATATTACCTAATAGATGATTACATTTTTTTGAAATAGCATTAGCAGGATTAATAACTAATGCGCTAGCATAATTAACTAAACCTTTTGCGCCTTCTGTAATACCAACCATATTAAAAGCACCACTTTTTCTTCTTATTTTACCATAATCAATCATTTCTTCAAGTTGTTTAATACAATGTCTATAAGGATGTGTTTTTCCACCCAAACTATCTATAATACATTTTTCGGAGCTCATATTATATATTACTTATAATAAAATATTATATATTTTATATTTTATTATAATTAAGTAATAATTTATTTATATCCTGGAGGTAATTTACCACCATCAGGTAAGATATCATCAGTAGTTTCAAAACCTTTTTTAGCTTGGTTTTTTCTTTCAGATTTAGGATTATTTTTTCTTAATTTTTTAGCTTTACCTTTACCTTCAATAATTTTAAAATTTTTACTAATATAGAAAAAAATTATGATAAGTATTATTAATAATAAAATATTAGTAGGGTTATGTAAATATTTTTTCCAATCTTTAATAAATAATTTATTAATATTCATAATTATAATTATATAATATTATAATATTATAAATAATGAAATTTAGATTATATAATGGTGGCGGAGCAACAAATTATGCTGCTTCACAAAATGCATATTCCCAATATGTAAGAAGAGATAGACCATATGGAACATGGAAGAAATCAGATAATAATAAAACATTAACAGTATCTAAATTCATAAAAAATGATTTACCTGGAACAGTAAAAGATTGTACTAATAATTGTCAATTTGTAGCTAATCCAATAAAACATTACAGAAAACAATATGTCAATTTAAGTACTACTAATCAAACAGGATTTAGTAATCATTCTTTAATTGGAACATTAGATATACCTGGTTTTAATAATATTACATCATTAACTTGTTCAGATTTATCATTAAATCAATTAGGTTATGAATATATATTAGATGTAAAAGATGTAACTTGTAGAGATAAATGTTTTGTAATAAAAAGAGCTTCAACAGTAATTGATACAAGTATGAATATAAATAGTATAGGTTATAGTCAAACACATAATGAATATTTATGGAGAAAATGTAAAACATTTAAACAGAATTTACCTTTGGTAAGTGCTCAAAATAATATGACAGATTGTAGTAAAACAAATAATAGATGCAATGCTCAATTTAGTCCATCAAATAAGAAATATCAAACACAAGGTCCAGTAACAAGTTCAGCAAGAATAGCAGCATTAAGATATTGTGCGGATGAATCAGTATCAAAAAGATGTACATTACCAACAACAGATTACAATAAATTTGGAACAAAATATGGTGGTTCTGACTTTGATAATCTTAAAGTAATGCCTGGTTGTGTTGGTTGCCCACCAAATAGAAAATCAAGAACAAGAATATTAGCATAATAATTTAAATATTTTGAAATTGTTTATTAAGAGTGAAATTATATTTATTACACCAATTAATACTTTTATTAATATTAGTTTCTTTTAATGTATTAATTTTGTTATTAAATTTATCTAATTTAGAATATGATGATTTAGATTGTTTATTACTATTATCATTATCAATTTTATTAATATTTTTAATGATGGTATTATCTGAATTATCAAGATTAAATTCAGTTATATTAACATAGCAAAGTTTAGTATCAGATAAATTATTAGTATTAGTATTAGTATTAGTATTAGTATTAGTATTAGTAATAGGACTGATTAGTTTAGGAGAAATAGATGGACTATAATTAAATATATTAGAATTATCAAAAGATAAAATATCAGTTATTTCATTAATCGTATAGGAATTTGAATTGTCAATATTAATTTCATTAATATCATTAATATCAATTTTAAGATAAGATTTATCATTAGGAGATATAGATAATGAAGTTAAATTATCTTCTATACTATCAGAATCATCAGAACTAGAATTATCCTCATTATAATTTATATTATAAGTATTATTATTTTTTATATTAGTAATTTCTCTAATAATATTTAGTGTTGAATTAATATTTTCTATTTGTTGTTGTCCATATATCCCATTAATTTCTTCTATTTTATTAATAAATAATCTAGAGAATTTAAAATTAAATAAAGAATAAATGTTATCAATATTATTCAATACATTATCAAAATTTTCAATAATTTTTTTATTAAGATTGGGTATATTATTTTTAAAATTTTTACATATAATATATTTTTCAGAATTAGCTACTCTACTTGTATATGGTTTATAAATATAAACATATTCATATAAATTTGATAATAAAAATATAATTTCAACAGTTTTATATTTAAAAATATCAAAAATTTTAAGAACGAAGTTACCATTAAATTTTTGCATAATTAAACCAAAAAATATTTGTGCTAATATTAATTTCATAGCTTGATCTTCTTGTTTATTAAAATCAACTGAAAAATCAAAACCACCATCAGCAGTAATATAATCCATAGAATTTCTATATTTTTCATAACAATATAATAAATTTTGTTTTAAAAATAAATCACCTGTTTTTGAAGAACCATATTCAATTATAACATTTTTATTATTATTAATAAAATAAGTGCTTTTTTTCCAAGAAGGAATATTAATATCATCAGACATTAAAGTCATACCATAATAAGTATCATTTTTATTATTACGCTTATAAGAAAAAGCTTCAATAAATCCACCAGGGCCTTCTGCCAAATGAAAACTTTTAATATTATTTTTTTCATTTAAAAAAGAAAAAGTATGTATAATTTCTATCATTTTAAAAAAGGATCGCGATAAAGGTTTATATTTGCATATAGATAATTTATGTTCAGGAACTATGGTATGTATAAATTCATATGGATTTGTAATTTTTTTATAATAATCCCATAGATTACTATATGAATCTATTTGTTGTTTAATATTAGTTAAATAATGATGTAATGAATTAGATATATATATATCTTTTGATTTATTATTAATAAATTTTATATCAAATTCTATGTTAATGAAATTAAGATTGGGAAGATTGATATATGCCATATTATGTTAATTAGACTAATACTAATTAGCATAATAATTTTATATTCTTTTAATTATAGTTTATTATTATTATTTATTGTTTATTGTTTATTTTTTAGTAGTTGATTTAGCTTTTTTCTTAGCTTCTTTTTCAGCTAATTTTTTTGCCTTTTTTTCTTCTTTTTCTTTTAATTTTAATGCGTCTCTTTCTTTTTTCTTTTCTGCTGCTAATTTAATTTTAGCATCAATATCAAGTTTAATTTTAGTGGAACTATTTTGAATAGAATTATCAGCGATTTCACTTAAAGAATCAACATATTTTTCAGCTAATTTTTTAGATTTATCTTTAATTTTTTGTTGTTCAATAGAGTCAATAGTTTCTGAAATATTTTGTATATCTTTATCAACTTCAATTTCGGTTGCAGGTTCAATATTTTTTAATGGTTCCATATTTTCAACATCAACATTTCTAATTTTTTTGAATATAAAGTAATTATTTAAGAAAGATATTCTCTTTTCTTCTGATGACATATTTAAAGCATTACCAATTCTATTAGATAACCTTTTATCTTTATTAGTTTCAAATTTCATAAAATTATATAATTGTTCAAAAGAACCAATAGAAGAAGGCATATCTAATTGTTTAACTTCATCATCGGTAAGTAATACAAATCCATAATTTTCTAATACACGTTTCAAATATTTAAAATTAACTAAATATTCTCTAAATGTTTTATTAATAGTTTCTTGATATACATCTATTGCATAACCAATAGAAGATTCATCATCATTATAGAATTCATTGCTATATTTTTTAGTAATTTGCCATATTTTTTTATTATTTTTAAATAAAGATACAGATTCATTTATAGAAGTATTATTTAACATGTTAAATACTTTATTACCATCATAACATGTTCCTACAAAATATCCTTCTAATGCTGTGCATTGAGCTATATTTTTTAAGAATTCATTTAATATAATTTCATTTTCGAACATATAATGTAATGCGAATTGTATAGAACTAATATTAAAACCATTTTTAGCTATACCATAATTTTTATATACACCCTTTCCAAGAGTTACTTCATTTTTAGTTCCTTCACCAAATAAAGCTTTAATAATTTGTTTATTTTTATCATTATTGAATGCTTCACCATTTTTAATATTTATAGAACTATTACCATTAATAAATAAAGCTTTTGGAACAGTTGAATATTTTTTAACATAATTTAAATATCTAGCACAAGCTCCATCAATTCTATTTTCAATATTATCTTTGCTTAAATCTATACCTAATACAAAATCTAAATTAGCTCCTATCCATTTAGGTAAATCACCACCTTTACCACAAGCATAATCTATTAATGAATTACCTATTGATGATAATTTATTGAGTAATATATTTTTAACATATAAATTATGAAAATCTCTAAGAGAGCGTGTTTCAGAATGTGTATTAACTTTATTATAATATACATCATCATCACCATTTTCTACATTAATATGTTCTCCTGATTTAATAATTTTTTCTGTAATTGGATTATGAATAGATTGCCAATTTGAATTAGCAACGTGATAAGCATTACCAAAGTTTTTAACACCAGATCTTAATTCAGAAGTTTTATCATCTCTAACACGTATTGGTATCCATTTCCAAAATTCGGGTTTATTAGAATCATATCTAAATTCAACAATAGTATTATCTTCAATTTCTTGACCATCTTCAGTATAAATTTTTAAGTTATTAGATTCATCTAATTTACCAATGATATTAGTAATTCCGGCATTTTCATCACTAGGATTAGTAGGATAAAAGCGTGCGGGTTTATAATTATTTTTGTTTGATTCATTAGAATCATCTTTGCGAATTAAATAATCATTAATAACATCATTAAATGGATTAATATATCCATGTTTTTTTGGATCGAAACCAACATTAAGAACTAATGTTAAATAATTTTGAATTTGATTATTTGATTTCATATTAATACCATCATTATGAATATTACCTAATTTGTTAACATTATATTCATTTTTTTCAAATTTAACTAAAAAGTCAATAGTATTATATTGTGGTGGTTTCCATTTAAAAGATTCATTCCAAGTAACTTTATAATTGGGAGCTGCGAATCCTATTTTTTTATTAGCAACACCAGTATTAGCAGGTGTAAAAATTAAACCATCTGTATTATATTCATATAATCCTTTTTCAATTTTATCTAAAATAGTAGCACAACCATTAAATATATTATTTGCGAAGAATTTTTTAATACTAATTTGAAAATTTGGTTTAGTATTAGGGATAATAGATAATATTTTTAAAGTTTTAATAACAGTATTTAATAATACTAATCTAAAATTTGAAGTATTGGTTTCTTTTTTACTTTCTTTCTCCTCTTTTTTTTCTTCTTTATTATCAACATTAATAAAAGGTAATCCTGTTATATTTTTTTTATTAATAAAGTAAATATCAAAAGCTGCATATAAATTAATGAATTCGCCATTTTTATTATGTAAAATGTGTTCACCATCAATAATAGTATTAAATAAATCTTCATTTTCTGTAACAGTTCCTGTAAATTGTATATTCATTGACATTGGTATTAAATAAATTTTACCATCAGAGTCAATAAATAATAATTTACGCATACCATCAGCTTTATCTGTAACTGTATAATTTTCACGAATATTAGGAACTGTATTATTAGTATCATTAATATCCGATTTTTGTAATAAGTTAATCATTTGTAAAGTGGAAGATGAAGGTCCAATAAAATCTTTAACATTAACTTTTCTATCAATATCATAGTTTTGACCTTTAACAATTTGAAGATAGTTATTAATAACAGATGTTTGTTCAGGTATAGCAATAGGAAAATTAGATTGTTGCAATCCAATTAATATATATTTAATAACTTGTTTTAATTTATCATATAAAATAACTCCTCTATCATAACTGGAATTAATAGCAATTAAAGTATTATTAAGTTCAATTTCAATTTCAAAATGTTCAATAGAATCAAAAACTTTAGAGTCTTTAATATTAAATTGTGGAATATATTTATTATTATGACTTTTTGAAGTTTTTACAATACTACAATGTACTAAAAATGGCAATTCAGGATGTGTATATTCAAAGCGTTTAATATATCTAAATACTTTTTTTGTAGTATTCCATTTATTATTAATATTTACAATAGTTTGATCATTAGAATTATAATGTTTTTCAACTTGAAAAGCAACTCTAAAATTAAAATGATCAAAATCAACAGGACGAATTTCTTTATCTTGATATTTAAAATAATTTTTTTCAACATATTGTAAATTATTAAGATCTTCTATACCAGAAAGATTATTATTTTTACAATAATATTGGATATTAGGAAATCCTGAAATTTGTGTTCTTAATTTAGAAAACTCATTATCGGGTATAATTTTTAATTGATAATTTTCATTAGCAAGTTTAAAATTATAGTTTAATAAACTTTTAATAACATTATGAAAATCAATTTTAGAAATAGATTGTATTTTTCTTGTACCAAAACGCACTTCAAATTCTGGAATATTAGTATCATTAAATCTTGGTAGATTTTCTAAATATAAATTTAGCAAACGTTTAAATTGTTTGGTGTGTTCAGTATCATCTTTATTTTCAATGATAGATTTAAATTTTTTAGTTTCCATAAAATTAGATTTGGTATTGGTAGATTCTAATTCAGGACTTGATATAGATTTAGATTTAGAATCATCTGTTTTTAATTTAGACATATTAATATATATATAGTAATTTATTTATTATTAAATTATCAATTTTATAATAAATAAATAAAATCAAGATAATATTTTTATAATATTTTCATATAATTCTTTTTTAGTTTTAATTTTAGAATTATTAGAATATATATTTATATTTAATTTAGTAGCAATTTCAGATAATTCATTAGCTTTATAACTACTTATAGATTTAATAGGTTTATCCAAATCTTGAACAAAATAAAATTTATTTAATACTTCTTGGATATCATTATCTGAAACTTCCATACTAATAGTAAAATTTTTACTAATAGAAGATGAATTATTATAAGTTAATTTAATAGCATTATAATTTTTAAGGTTAATTGTAGTATCTTCTAAATTCTTATAATTAAAATAAGTATAAGTATTATTATCTTTAATAACAATAACATTCAAATTATTTAACATACATAGAGCCTGAAAAGTATATAAAGATATAGATTTATCATTTAATATTTCACCTTCAACTATATTTTTTCTAATTTTATATTTTTTAAATAATTCTTTTGAATTTCTAATTTTTTCAACAAGTTTAATTTTTTCTTCTTTTTCAATTGAGAAACTATTAATATTTTCTATATCTTTATCTACATAATTATTTATTAATTTATAATAACACCAGAATAGTTTATCTGATAATAAATTTTTTTGAATATTATTAATATTTTTTTCATTATATTTAGATTTCATTTTATTATAATCTACAAATTGATTTGGTTGTTTAGATTTTATTTCAGATTTTTTAGAAATATCAATAGAATTATTAGAATTATTAGAAAAAATACTATCTTTATGATATGAAGAATTATTAATTGTATATAACATATAATCTTTTAAGTTTGAAAAATTTTCTTTATCAAAATTTTTTAAACTATACATAATCATATATAATATATGTTATATCTTTAAATATTTTTAAATAATTATTTTTTATATTTCATTAGGTGTTACAGTAAAAAAATTTTTTTCTAATTTATGTTTTTTACTTTCATCAATATCTATTAATTCTTCTTGCGATTTAATAAAAATAATATATTCTTTAATTTCTTCTATAATTTTTAAATCAATATTATTTAAATTAATAAATATCCCATTATTATTTTCAGTTAGTTTAATGTTGTTATTTTTTAGTATTTTAGCTATTTCTATATGATGAATATTAGGTAATAATTCTATTTTTTTACGTAATTTATCTAATTCTTCAAAATGTATTTTACTGTTATTTTCAATTACATTTTCAATTTCATTATCATTATCAATTTGATTTGTAGTATTTGTAATAGTATTTGAATTTTCAACAATTAATTCCATTATAATATAAATATAATTATTATGTTTTAATATATTTTAATATATATATAAATGAATTATAAATTAATAATATTATCAGTCATTATAGTTTTAGTTATTGATTCTTTTTATGTTTTGGCAGCAAAAAATTTGATTTCACAAACAATATTAAAAATACAAAAGAAACCATTATCAGTTAATATATTTTATATTTTACTTAGTTATTTATTAATAATTTTTGCTCTAAATTATTTTATATTACATAATAAAAATTTATCATTAAGAGAAAAATATTTAAATTCTTTTATTTTAGGTTTTATAATATATGGTGTTTATGAAGTAACAAACGCGGGATTATTTAATGATTGGTCAAGTAAATTAATAATAATAGATAGTTTATGGGGTGGTATATTATTTTTATTAGCAACATATTTAATTGAATTAATTAAGTAGAAGAACTTAATTTTTTTTTTTGAGAACCACCAAGAGATTTTTTAGATATTCTACTTTTCATTTTAGAATCAATTGTTTTTGAATTTTGTGATAAAGTTTTTAATTCATCAATATCTGCTAACTGTGTTTTAGATGTCTCATAATTATTAATATCTAATAATTCAGCTATAATGGATATAAATTTATTATTTAATTCATATCTTTGACCAATAACTCTTACATTTATAATATCACCTTCACTTACCTTTGAGAAGTTCTCATTATCAAAATGATGATCTCTTGCTATAAATATAATAAATGGACTAATATCTTCATTTAATTCAGCTCTAATTCCTACTTTTGTAATAGATTTAACAACACAATCAAAAGTCATTGAATCAACAGCATTAGCAACATAACATTCATATATAATATTAAATAATGTAGAATCAGAGAATAATTCTCCTGTAGAATAAGAAATTAATTTAACAGAATCAATTTTAACATATCCTTCATTAATACATAAACCTTCTACTTTTTTTTTAATTATATTATTTATGGTATTATATATATTATTATTAACATCTTTAAAATTAATTAGAATTTTATCTGTTAATAAAACTTTATTATAAATGTTTGATTTACTCATTACTAATATAGATAAATAAATTAATCTTTAATTTATTCAATTTAAAAATATTTAATAAATTGTTAATTAAATATTTTTTTTTATTTATTTTTTTTTTCTATTACAAATTTATTAATAATAGAAGTATTTAAATCAGAAAACCATTTTTTATCATCTTTTTTGATTAGATCATAATATCTAAAATATATTTCTGAAATAGCACACAAATATTTTCCTAATTTATTTTCACTATTAATTTTTTCATATATACTAGAATCTATAAATTCATTTAGAAAACTAACATATTTTTCATCTATTGTATGAAAATTTTTACAAACTTTACCAGGTGTATGTTTATTACTCTTTCTATCAATATGTTTAATTTTAAAATCATAAAAATCAGCAGTTTCGTTTATTTGTAAATATGCTAATGCAGGAGCATAATCACTAACAGTAATAGTATATTTTTCTTCAATTTTATTGTTAAATCTGTTATAATCCATTTTTTCTCCTTTTTTTAAAAAATATTTATCTTGTTCTTTTTTTAATATATATAAAGTATATTTTTCGTAATCACTCTTATAAGGAAATATAAAACCATCTATTGATTTTTGATTATGAATAATATTAATTATATTACTATCATAATAGTTTTTTAAATATTTAACTATTTCTTTATATTCACTTTCATCATTGTCTAAATAATTTTCATAATTATTATATACATATTGTAATAAATTTAACTGTGAATTTAGATTTAAGTTATCAACTAGAATATTTAATATGATTTTTTTAAGTGTATTAATTTCAATACTAAAAATATCATTATTTTTATTATTTAAGTTAATAACAAATGATAATAGATTTAATTTACTATCTGATTTTTTTTTAATAAAATTTTTATTACCATCAAGAATATTAGTATAATTAAAAAATAAATTTTTTAATATATCTTCTGAATTTTTGAAAATCTTAGATAAATCTATTTTTTCAGAAATATGTGTTTTTTGAACAGTATCAATTTGTATTTTTTTATCAATATCATCAGGAACTTTGTATCTAATACTATCTTTTCTTATAAGATATGGTGAAGATTTATTATATAATGACGAATTATAATTATTTAATTCATTAGGTTGATATATATACAAATTATCAATGTTTATTATTCTGCCTGGTCTATCATATTTATCTTTTATTACTTGTAATTCATTAGTTACTAATTCATCTAAAGCATTATTAATAGCTAATAAAGAAAAATCATGTTTAATATTTAAATTTTTAATAATGTCTTCCTTAGTATAAAAATAATTTTCTTTAAATAAATTACCAATATTTTTTATTATTTTAGTATTTATAGTTTCTAAGAATCTTTCATTATATGTTTTTAAATTTTCAGTATTATCAATAGCTTTATTTGGATAACATTTATAATCACAAGATTCCATATAATCACATATATTTGTATTAGGTTTATCTCCTATAAAATATTTGATTTTTTCGTTATTTGATAATATTAATTCAAATTCATTATTAATTATCTTGTTTAATTTATCTGCATTTAAATTATTTAGATCATAATTTATATTACAATCTATACTTACTTCTTTTAACATTCTTGTAATTATACCAATCTGTTTAGCTTTTTCTTCCGCTTTTCTATAAATATATAAATCTACTGTTTCAGTTTCTTTATTTGATAATAAAGTTCCATACATAAATATTTTTACATTTCTTTCTCTAAAAGGTAAATCTTTATGACTACATGTTCTAACACCGCGTCCTATTATTTGTTCAATTCTATTTATATTATACCATGGTTCTAATATATGTATTTGGCGAATATATTTAAAATCTAAACCTTCACTACCAGCACCTGATAATAATATAACCTTCACATTTTCACCATAAATGTTATCTGAATTATTGCTAGCTAATAATTCTTCTTCTTTATTAGGAGATAATGTTTTATCACCTGTAATCATAATATATTTTGCTGTTCTAAATTTACCAGTGGCTTCAGATTTTGATTTATATGAATAAATATCTAACTCTTCAACTGGTGCCTTTTCAAATAATGAACTTGTATCTCCGTATCTTTTAAATCCATATGATTCTAATGCTAATGCCATTGGGACTAACCCCCCATCTATAAATTGAGAATAAATTATAATTGGTCCTTTTGAATTTTCAATTGAATTAATAATAGAATACATTTTAGCACTATAATTTTTTAAATTTTCTCTTAAAAAAATATTAGGTGTATTATTTATAAATTTATAATTATATCTACCAGGTGATTTATAATCATTTTGCTCATAAGTCATTATTTTTGATAGTCCATTTTTTCCTACTAATTCTTTCATATCAATATTTAAAGAATTTATTTCACTATTAGATGTTGATTTTAATATATCATTTGGATATACAATATTTAATGCCTCTAATGGTTTTAATAATTCTGTATATTTATATGATTCAGCATCATAATTAATATCTGATTTATTAATAATATATCTATAAACTTTTTCTTGATATTCTTCCATAGAACTTAAATATATATCAAAAAAATCTATATTTTCATTATCATTATTTGAAAATTCTTTATTTATAATATTTTTTTTAGGATAGACAAAATCTTCATTTTTTATACTTTTTTCATTATTAAATAATTCTGGTAAAATCCTATATGGAAATATAAATGGATTATCTCCTTTTACATAACTAACATAACCATTTAATTTTCTTTGTAATAATTCTTTTCCTATCTCTTCTCCATTTTTTCCTTTCACAAATGAACCATCTTTGTTAAAAACATCATTTACATCTATTGTACTTCTTTTATCATTCATATTTAATAAATTAATTAAGAATATTATTTCTCTATGATCATTAAACATAGGAGTAGCAGATAATAATACTAATTTTAGATTATCAGCGTTTTTTACTAAATTATAAAATTGTTTAGCAACTAATTTATTAGAATTATCTTTTGAATCTCGTATATTATGTATTTCATCTACTATAATTAATGTATCATCAAAGAATTTCTTTAATTTATTTCTTATTAATAAGTTCTTCTTTTTTGATGATAAAGTTTTGTTTACTTCTAAAATATTATCTATATTTGAATGCTTAGTTATTAAATTAGCAAATTCAACATATCCAAGAAAAGAGTAATAATTATTTATTAAATTATTTACAATGTTTATAACTCTTTTTTTTGATATATTGCTTCTAAACATATTTATTTCGTTTAAAAAATTTTGACCAGCACAATTATTTATTACCCAAATTCCATTTTCTTGTTTTAATTTATTTTCATCAAATAATTGTAATCTGAAATTTATTTGTACATTTGGAGAAGCGACAATCAATATTTTTTTATTTGCTATATTATTATTATATTTCATATAATGTCTTGTTTCTTCTGCTATACCAATTGCTGAACATGTTTTACCTGTTCCTAATCCATGATAAAGTAATACTCCATTATATGGTGTTTGACTTGATAAAAAATTTTTTATAAATTTTTGTTGAGGTGCTAATTCAAATTCTTGATTACATAATTTATTAGCTTCTTCTTCTATATTTGTTTCATTTGTAATTTTTACTATAAATTTATTTTCACTAAATTCTTTTTTACTTGCTATTTTTACATTAAAAAATTTATCATCCAAATGAGGATATAAATAATCTAATCTATTATTTATTGATTTATTTTCATCATTTACATTTATTTTTTCTGAAATAATAGCTTTATCATTTTCATTAAATAATTTACCATTTAATAGTTCAATAGCATTAAAAAAATATTGCAAATCTTTTTTTGTATTTAATTTATCTTTATTTTCTTCTATTAATGAATTGTTAAAATTTAATGTATTTATATTATATTTAAAAATATTGTGTAATTCTTCATTATTTCTTTTATCAAATATTTCTTCCTCTTCTTCTTCCTCTTCCTCTTCCTCTTCCTCTTCCTCTTCCTCTTCCTCTTCCTCTTCCTCTTCCTCTTCCTCTTCCTCTTCCTCTTCCTCTTCCTCTTCCTCTTCATCTTCCTCTTCTGCTTCCTCTTCTGCTTCCTCTTCTGCTTCCTCTTCTGCTTCCTCTTCTTCTTTTTCAGATTCAAATTCTATTTCAGCATCAATATCAGAATAAGAATTGGGATCATTATCTTCTTCTAAAATTTCAGTATCATTTTCTATTTCAGTATCTAATTTTTTATTGTAGTTCATTATATATTAAATATATAGTTTATAAGTTTTTAATAAATTATTTAATTGTAATAATATATTTTTTTTTTCAATATTATAATCCCTAATATAATTATGTGCTTTATCTAATGAAACCCATTCAATTTTACTAATTTCAAATAACTGAAATTGTTTAGTTGGTTCATTAGTATTGTTTATATATCCTAAAAAATATTTATGTTTGTATGATTTATAATTAGATCCTGTGAATGTTTCTTCTAATGGTAAAATATTAGTTATATTGGTTAATTCATTTTTATCATATCCTGTTTCTTCTTCAAATTCTCTTAAACCGCAAATAATATCTCTTTCTTGATAATTTCTTCTTCCTTTTGGAAATCCCCATTCAGGTTCTTCATAGTTTTGTGTACATAAATTTAAGATATCTTCTAAATTATATTTTTCATTGTTTATAATATATCCACTTTTTAACTGTTTAAATTTATGCTTAGAATTTTTTTCCTCACTTTTATACTGATTTGTAATATTAGTTCCCCATAAATGACTCCATAAAACTTCAAATTCATTATCAAATATAAATTTTCTTTCTGATACAGTCATTTTTTCAAACAATTTTATAACATAATTTTTATCTTCTAAATTGTATTTTCCTCTCATAAAATCTACAAATGCTAAGCTATCCTTTCTGCGAATTAATAATACTTCAACATTTTCTTTATTTTTGCGGAATGCTATTACGCCAAGTGATGTAATAGGTATTTTACATTGGTGGAACAAGTGACCGACTCGACCGCAGTTGTTACAGTAGGTATTTTTTTTATTATTTATCATTATCGTTTTAACTATTGTAATTTAATCAAATGTTTTTATATACTTTTATTATCGTTTTATTTCTCTCAAAATTTAATAAAAAAGTTAAAATAAATTTTAAATTGATTAATATTTAAAATTTATCAAATATATTTTATTAAAATGGAAATCGAAGACGAAATTAAATACTGGCAAGAACATAAAGATGAATATTGGGAAGAAATTAATAAAGAACATTGGAAAAAAGTAAAAGGATGTGACACTTATTCAATATCTACTTTTGGTAATTTAAGAAATGATAAAACAAATTATTTAATGCAACCATCAACAGATAAAAATAAATATAAGCATGCTGTTTTATATGAAAATAAATTAGCTAATTATTATTTAGTTCATAGATTAGTAGCACAAGCATTTATTCCTAACCCTAATAATTATAGTGATGTTGATCATCTAGATAAAAAAAATAAAATAAATTTAGTATCTGAATTAAGATGGGTTCCTCATATTGTAAATTGTCGCGGAGACAACAGAGAAAAAGGAGAAATTGGTAGTATTAAAAAATGCGGTAATTCTTGGAGGGCAAGATTTAAATATGATTATAAAGAATATTCACGAACAAGACAAAGCAAAGAAGAAGTAGAAAATTGGTTAGAAAATCGCCGTTATGAATTAATGAATGAATTACCATTAACCGAAATTGATACAGAACCAGTAGGAGGTGTTACTAAATGTAAAAATAGTTGGAGAATGAGAGTAACATATAATAATTGGAGATACTCTAAAAATTGTAAGACAGAAGAAGATGGAAAAAAATTACTCAAATATATAATAAAAAATATTATGAATAAAAATATTGAAACAAAAGAAGATGCTGATATATACTATGAAATGTATAAAAACCCATTATAATTATTTATATTTATGTATCTAGTTGAGGAAAACCATCATATCCAAACATTCCACCACATTCTTTCCAATTTTTGCGTCTTTCTTGTATAGACATAGTTTTTTTTGGCTCAATTAAAACATCTCCTTCTTCATCTTCATCATAATAAGAATCAGGAGGATCCATATCTGATAAATCACCAAATAATCTTGATAATGCTAAAATTCCAGAATTAAAACCGTGATGCCAATCACCAGCGTCACTACTTAATTTTTCAAAATCTTCTTTATGTTTATCGGCTAACTCTTTTGTGTCTTTATAATTAGGACCATTAGGATCTTCTAAATTGTGTGTTCTTGCTAACCATACTAAATCACAATATTTTTCACTATATTTATGTGATTCATCATGAATTTCTTCTAATACACTTTTATAAAATTCTACTTCTTTTTTTAATTTTTCATTTTCATCCATAACATCATTAACAGATACATTCAATACTACACTAAGTGCTGATACATTATTTTCAGCCATATTTCTTACAAAATTATAAGTTTAAATTTTTCTAATTCAATTTTTTTTAAAATAAAAATTAAATTATTACAATTTAAATATAAATTATTAAATTATATAATAAAACAATGAGTATGGGCGTGGAGGAATACGAAACAAATTTAAAAGAGCCAACAGATAGTAGTTTTGAAACAGTAAAATCATGTTATGAACAAGATAAAGATAGCCGCCCCCAACATAATAATAGTGAAGGAGTTACTTTTGAAGAAGGAAAAACATATTTGGATGTTATTGAAGAATTTACAAAAAATTTAAAGGATTTATCTAATAAAAATACAGAAGTTGTTAAATTTAGCTATCAAAGAAATAAAGAATTAATCAATAATGAATTAGATGAATGGATTATAAGCGATATAATAGAATCTGTATTACCTTTATTAGATACAGCTTGCAAACCATTTGAAAAAGAGTATGCCTTAATGCTAATAAATGATATATTATTAAAATATCCATTACAAATATCCTCTAATTTAATAGAGTTAGTTCCAATTGTAAGTAATCTATTTTGGGATACAAAACCCCGCGTTCAGCTTAACGCAAAAATGGTATTAGAAGAAATAATTAAACACAGTGGAAACAAAGATTTAGACCCCTTTTTACCTGTTGTTTTATCTACATTTAATGATCCATCTACAACAGCAGAAGCTATTGAAAAATTAGCTGGTTGTGTATTTGTTCAGAATGTTGAATGTCCAGCTATAACTATTATTGAACCTATATTAAATAGAGGATTAAAAGATAAAATCACAGAAGTAAAACGCAAATCATGTGTTATAATAGACAATATGTGTAAATTAGTAGAACATCCAAAAGAAATTTTACCTTTAGTATCAAAAATTCAACCCTTAGTAGAATCTTGCTCAGAAAACATTAGTGATCCAGAAGCAAGAGAAGTAGCGCAACGTGCATTAGCTACATTAAAAAAATCTTATGGTGATACAACAGATGTAGTTAAAAAAACAGAAGAAGATTTATACAATCTTATAAATGAAGAAATTACAAAATTAGAGTTAGATGTAGAAGCATATAGAACAAAATATTTAAGTAAATTGAGTAAAAATATGTGTAATTCTTACTTTTTTGAATACAACAAATGGAGTGAATTATATGAAAAAGTTTTAAATAAAGATAAAGATATTACAGATAAAATCTGTAAAAATGTTTTTAATGTTGTAGAGAAATCTTTTGTAGAAAAAGAAGAAATTTTTGAAGACACAGAAGAAGGTAAAGATTTATTCAAAGGTTCATTTTCATTAGCTTATGGTTCATTAACATTATTAAATAATGTAAATATTCATTTAAAACGCAATAGATTTTATGGATTATTAGGACCAAATAACTGCGGTAAAACAACATTAATGAGAGCTATTGCCAATGAACAAGTAGAAGGTTTCCCAAAAAGAGATGAATTAAAAACAATTTTTGTTGAGCATGAAATTCAGGAAAGAGAAGTAGGAGAAGATGAATCAGGATTTCCAATCTTAAACATAGATTTAGATGGTGTAGATTGGGTTGTAGATTGCTGTAATTTTGTCTATAATATGGAACCTCCAGTTAAAAAAGAACAGGCGGAAGAATTATTAGAGCAAATTGGATTTGGTTGTGCTAGAAAAAATATTGGATTAGACAGAGCGGCTGATATGAATATGAAAGTAACAACATATTCAGGTGGTTGGAAAATGAAGATGCAGTTATGTGCTGCTACATTATTAAATGCGGATATTCTTATGTTGGACGAGCCTACTGGCCACTTAGATGTAACCAATATCGCGTGGATTAAAAATTGGTTAAGAGAATTTATACAGAAAGGTGGTTCAGTAATAACAACATCACATGACTCCGGATTTTTAAATGAGATGTGCACACATATAATAGATTTCCAAAATAGAAAATTAGCAACATTCAAAGGAGATTTTGGTAAAGTATTAGAACAATTCGTAGTAAAATATCCAGAAAAAGAAGGCTACTTCAAATTAAAAAATGATGTAACAAAATTCACATTCCCAGAACCAGGTAATCTTGAAGGAGTAAAAAGTATGAGTAAATGTATTTTAAAGATGAATGGTGTTGAATATCAATATCCATCAAGAAATAAACCTACAATTCAGGATATAAACTTAGAATGTTCAAGAATATCACGAGTAGCTGTAATAGGCGCGAATGGTGCGGGAAAAACAACAGCTATTAAAGTATTAAATGGAGAACTTAAACCAACCGCAGGAACAATTGTAAAACACCCAAGTTTAAGATTGGCGTATGTAGCACAGCACGCTTTCCACCACTTGGAAAAACATATAAACAAAACTCCAACTCAGTATATATTATGGCGTTTTGCTGGAAATGAAGATAAAGAGAATTTAACTAAAACAGAATCAACTGAAAATGAAAATATGAAGATCGCGAAATACTTCTTAAATCCTCAAAATCCAACAGAATTGAAATTATGTTCTACACCACAAGAAGAGAAGAAATCATTAGAACCAGAATTTATTAACGCTCGTCGTGAAAACAAAAAATTAAAAACAAAAGATTATCAAGTCAAATGGAAGGGTTCAACTATGGAAAATATGATGTGGGTTTCAAGAGAAATATTAGTTAAGATGGGTTCTTTAATAATGGTTCAAAGATGTGATGAAAAAGAGGCAGCTGCTGCTGGATTAATGACAAAAACATTAACAACATCTTCAATTGAAAAATATTTGGGTGACTTTAGTATAGAACCAGAACAAGCAAGTCATACTCAAATAGGTGCTTTATCAGGAGGACAAAAGGTAAAAGTAGTATTAGCAGCTTCTTTATGGCAAAACCCTCATTTAATTATATTGGATGAGCCTACTAATTATTTGGATAGAGATGGATTAGGAGCATTAACAAAAGCGATAGAAGAATATCAGGGAGGTGTAATTATTATTTCTCATAATCGTGAATTTGCGAATGCTGTTTCACAGGAAAAGTGGATTATGGAGCATGGTAATTTAAGAAGAGAAGGTGAGTCAATTGTAAAAGAGGAGGAAAAGAAAGATGGAAATAAACAATTAGATACAGATGTAGTTAAAGATGCTTATGGAAATGAGATAAAAGTAGAGATAAAGAAAACATTAAGTGCGAGTGAAAAAAAATCAAAGATTAAAAAGTTACAGAAGAAGTTAAAAGATGGTAAAAAGAGTAATATTTTGACCGAAGATGAGATATATGAAATAGAAGATGAAATAGAAAGTCTAAAAGCTTAAATAATCAACATTATATATAATTTTTTTATTAATTATATATAAGATATGGTATATTCTAAAAAAAGAAAATTTAGTAAAAAAAGAAAATTTAGTAAAAAAAGAAAAATGAGTGGAAGTGGACTATTTGGCAAGAGTAAAAAAAAAAAAGAAGAAGAAAGAAAAAGAAGAGAAGAAGAAGAAAGAAAAAGAAGAGAAGAAGAAAGAAAAAGAAAAGAAGAAGAAGAAAGAAAAAGAAGAGAAGAGGATAAAGATAAATGGTCGCGTACAAACAATTTGTACGGGCGAAATTTAGATTTACTTTATGCTGCAGCACATGGTAAGTTTTATGAATTAAGACATGCTCTTAGAAGAGGTGCTGATGTTAATGCGACAACGAAATATGGCGAAACGGCGCTTATGAAGGCGAGTGATTATGGTAAAACTAACGTTGTAGAATTCCTGCTTGAAAATGGTGCAAAAGTTGATGCGACAAACGAAGATGGCAAAACGGCGCTTCATCAGGCGAGTTGGACGCGTAATATTGAAACCGTAAAATTGCTGCTTAGATATGGTGCAAAAATTGATGCGACAGACAAAAATGGCAGGACGGCGCTTATCAATTCGAGTAGATTCGGTGATACTGGGGTCGTAAATGCGCTGCTTGAAAATCGTGCTGATGTTGATGCGAAAGACGAATATGGTGATACGGCGCTTCATATGGCGAGCTTGAGGGGTCATATTAAGGTCGTAGAATTGCTGCTAAAAAAAGGTGCCGATATTGAAGCGAAAGACAAAGAAGGCAGAACGGCACTTGATACGGCACTTTATTTTGATAGTAGGGAAGAAATTAAAAAACTTTTGCGCGATGAACCAGAAAGAAGAGAAAGAGAAGCGAGAGAAAAAGAAGAGAGAGAAAGAAGAGAAGGAATTGAACAAAGAAGAGAAAGAATTGAACAACTTGAAAGAAAATTAAAAGAAATAGAAAAAGAAAAAAAAGAAGCAAGAGAAAGAGAAGCACAAGAAAGAGAAGCACAAGAAAGAGAAACTAGAGAAAGAGAAGCAAGAGAAGCAAGAGAAAGAGAAGCTAGAGAAAGAGAAGCGAGAGAAAAAGCAGCAAGAGAAGCGAGAGAAAAAGAAGCGAGAGAAAGAGAAGCGAGAGAAAGAGAAGCAAGAGAAAGAGAAGCAAGAGAAAGAGAAGCAAGAGAAAGAGAAGCAAGAGAAAGAGAAGCACAAGAAAGAGAAGCTAGAGAAAGAGAAGCTAGAGAAAGAGAAGCGAGAGAAAGAAAAGAGAGAGAAAGAATAGAAAGAGAAAAAGAAGAAAAAGAAAAAGAATTATATCGTGCCGCCGAAAAAGGTGATTTAGATAAAATTGAAGAATTGCTTGATAATAGCGTTGATATAGAAGCTAAACCATTTAAGGATAAAAGAACTGCACTACATATTGCAGCGTTTCATGGTCAATTAGATGCTATAAGATTATTATTAAATAGAGGCGCAGATATAGATGCAAGAAATGGCACCAATAAAACAGCACTACATGATGCTGCTGCTATGGGACAAACACATGTGTTAAAGCGTTTGAAACAAGCCAGATCAGATAATAATATTGATGTAACTGATAATAAAGATCGAACACCATTACATTCTGCTTGTGCTGGGGTTAATAATACAAAAGAACCAAAAAATATTTGCGAAACAATAAAAGAACTTATACGTCTTGGTGCAAACATAAATGCAAAAGATAATTGGAATGAGACACCCATAATGGACGCAGTAAGGGAAAGTCACAATAGAGCATTTGAATGTTTAATGGATTTAGGTGCAGAGTATGATGAAGAATGGATTAAGAAAACTGCTCTTGAAGAGAAAAATTATGGTCCAATAAAATATATAAATAGAATAAAAGATGGCGAAAGAGGATATATTACTTTATCAGATGAAGACAATGAAAGTAGCCCATCTTCACCTGCTCCAAGTTTAAGTAGCCTTGCAAGGTATGATACTAAAAATGAAACATCAAGAAAAGATAGAGGTGGGAAAAAGAAAAAGCGTAAAACCAGAAAAAAATAATCAACTTTATATATAATTTTTTATCAATTATATATAAGATATGGTATATTCAAAAAAAAGAAAATTTAGCAAAAAAAGAAAGACAATTAAAAAAAAAATTTACAATAAAGCTGGATCACTTGATACGGGTGAAAAGTTTGTAAAGTATGCAAAAGACGATGCAAATATAAATATTATTATTGAAATTCTTAAGTATAATCCTGAATATATAAATTATCAAAATAGTGAGGGCGAGACAGCATTAATGCGAGCGAGTTTCTATAATCGTCCTAGAATTTTAGATAGACTTATAAACACACGTGGTATTAAAGTTAATTTAAGAGATGAGGATGGTTCAACAGCATTGATGTGGGCGTGTGTGGAGAATAATATAAATATTGTTGAAAAATTATTGAAAATTCACAATATAGATGTAAATATTCCTACTAAAAAATTGGGAATTACACCATTGCTAGTATGTTGTGAAAAAGGATATTCAGATATAGTAACATTGCTTCTTAACCATCCAAACATAGAGGTTAATAAATATGATAAATTTAAAGATACACCACTAATAGATGCGTGCAGAAATAATCATAGTTCAATTGTTAGAAAATTACTTGAAAAGGAAGATATTAATATTAATTTAAAAAATCAAGAAGGTGATACAGCGATAGATGTAGCAAAAGAAAAAGGTAATACCAAAATAATAACTATTATAAAAGAGTTTGAACCTATAATGTTGAGAAGACAAATGGATGCTCTTCGTTTAAAGCATAAAAAAGATTTAGAAACTGTTAGTTTAAAGCATGAAAAAGATTTAGAAACGAATAGAAGACAAATGGATACTCTTAGTTTAAAGCATAAAAAAGATTTAGAAACGAATAGAAGACAAATGGATACTCTTCGTTTAGAGCATGAAAAAGATTTACAAACTGCTAAAAAAAGCGGTGGTACTAAATTATATCATACTACACATAAACATGCGGTCGATGGTATATTTAGCACTGATCCTCCTATAATGAAACCTGGTTCAGATGGTTCTGTTGGTGGTGGTATTTATTTTACTAATGAACCACAGTTAACAATTCATAAAATGGCACGCAGAGATCTATTAGAAAAAAATGGAGGCGCAACATTAGAAGCAAAAGTTTATTTAGGTAAAGTATTAACAATTGATGAAAATAAGAAGTATACATATGAAAAGCTTAAAGCAAAAGGATATGATTCTGTACAGAGTTTGAGAGGACCTAAACCTGTAAGTAATGGTTTAGAATATGTTGTTTATAATAGTAATCAAGTATTAGATGTAAAAAAACATAAAGTTTGGCCTCCGGGAACTACAAATTTTAGTTTTAGAGGAGGATTATCTTCATTAGAAAAACAAAATGAAAAACAAAATGAAAAACAAAATGAAAAACAAAATATTAGTATTGTTCCAATACCAAAAGATTTAGACAAACAAATTGAAAAAAATGATATAGTATTAGAAAATCCTACTGTTGATGCTTTATGTGAATATGCAGAAAAGAATGATATATTCGCTATGCAAATATTATTAAATAATGGTATTGATATAAATAGTCGTAATAAATATGGTAATACAGCATTGGATTGTGCTTATAAGTATAATAATAAAGAAGCAATAATGTTATTACTTAATAGAGGTGCTAATATGCATTTAAAAAATAAGAATGGTAAAAAACCTTTAAATATATTATATGAAAATGAAAATATTAACACTGAAAATATAATAAAAGATTATAGCAAAAATACATTAAGTAGAATAGTAAAGAGTAAAAAAAAAAAAGAGAAAGAATAAAAAAACACATAATTGATTATTTTCTTTAACTAGAAAAATAATATAATATAAAATGAACTTAAAGAAATTGCCCATTTTCACCTTTTTTTTATCTTCTGGTCTTAGCCATTATATAAATTAATATTATTTAAACAATTATTAATAATATTAATGTCTGCGTAAATTTTAAGATTCTTTGTTAAAAAATATATAAAGTCCAGCTAAAACAGTAAAGACACCAAATATTTGTCTTAATATATCTGTATCAACTTTTACTGTAAATTTGGAAGAAAAATAACTGGCAATAGTAAAAAGTAAAGCCATATACATAGCAGCTTTAACATCACCAAAACCTTGTTTATGAAGAGAGAAAGCAGCAAATATTCCAATAGGAGGTAATAACATAATTAAAGAAGTAGCAATACGAGATTTGAGAGATGAAAGCAAACCAAAAAAAGTTAATAAAGGAACAATTAAAATTTCAGCACCACCACCGATAAATCCAGCGAATATTCCAGTAATAAGTCCAGTTAAAGTTATTCCTAAATAATAATTCATTATATATTAAACAATAATAAAAATTTAGAGTAAGTGCGGAAAATTGGTTAGAAAATTATTTAAATAATATATTAGAATTATAATAAATAATGTCACATTTAAATCCACAAGTTTGGGGTCCTATATATTGGGATTTTCTATATACATTAGCATTATCTTATCCTGTAAAACCAAATGAATCAACTAAAAAAAAATATTATGAATTTTATATGAATTTACCACTTTTTATTCCTGTTGGAGATATTGGAAATCATTTTTCAAAATTTTTAGATAGATATCCAGTGACATCATATTTAGATTCAAGAGAAAGTATGATAAAATGGACGCACTTTATTCATAATAAAGTGAATGTTTATCTTGGAAAACCAGAGATGGGATATTATGAAGCTATGGATAATTATTATGATAAATATAAATTAAAAGAAGTGAAGAAAAAGGAAGAACATAAAACAAAACACAAATATATTTTTACATCAGTATTAATATTTTTATTAACAATTATAATTTTTTTATACTTTAGTAAATAATATATAAATATATATAGAAATGAAATTAGAATTATTAATAGGATCAATAATATTAGTAGTGATTGCGAATATATATTATGATGGAAAGATAATTTCAAAAATAATGTCTTATAAGAAATATTATAAAATGATTATAATAGGATTTGTAGGATTATGTGTATATCTTTATTTAAAAAGAAGCCCTCATAATGCTAAGGAATTTTTTAATAATGCTAATGGATATATAAAATATTTACCTATTGACAAACAAACAACATCTTTATTAACACCTGTAATTGATTTTACAGGAAAAGCATTAGGTGATTCAATAAAAACAAATTATAATTATGATCATTCACAAAGCTTACATAATAATTTATTTAAAAATCAAAATCAAACAAATAATTTAACACATCAACAAAGAAAGATTTTAGCAGGAAGTAAAACAACAAAACGCTCTGTAAGTGAAACAAAAAAGAAGTATGTAGCAGCTAATCAAAATTGGAAATGCAAACATTGTAGCAAACAATTACCAGCTTGGTTTGAAGTAGATCATGTAACAAAATTAGAATATGGTGGTTCAAATAATATAGAGAATTTAGAAGCATTATGTCGTGATTGTCATGGAAAGAAAACAGCTATGGAAAATTTATAATTAATAAATTAATGTTATATATAATATTATATAATATTAATATAATTATGTCAGACAATGAAAATTGGAAAGAAAAATTAAAAAAAAAATTAAAAAATATTCCTTATAAAATTTTAGATACTGTTATAAATGGTGTTCCTTTTTTAAAAGATGAAAGACAAGAATCAGGTATGTATAAATTGTATATATCAGTATTTTTATTAATATTAATAATAGCAACTGTATTTATATCAAATAAATCATTAGATGCTTTAGATATTAAAAGTAATAAATGGAGACAATTAACAATATTATTATCAAGTTCAATATCTTTATGTATATTTTATTTTTTTGTATATAGAAATCAATATGATAAAAATGGAACAACCGTACCATCATCATCAATAAACATTGGTGTTTTAACTGATCGTTATTATAATGAAACTACAAGACATTTTATAGACGATAAAGGAACAAAAAATGTTAAATTTAATGATTATTTAAAAAAATATTTAAAAATACCTTTATTTAATTTATTATCATCATTATTAATTTTTATAGGTACAGTTGGATTATTAGTATTGTTAGTAGGAGGATTTTTCTGGTCATTCCAAAATTATCCAAAATTATTTAAGGTAACAGAATTAATAATTTTATTTATAATTTTAATGATACTAGCATCAATAGTAGTCAAGATTCTTGATATAAAATTAGATGATTGTAGTAATGAAAAAGGTTTTAAAGGATTTTTTTGTTTAATTAAAAATATATTCTTATTTATTCCTTGTTTATTAGTAATATTAGCAAATAAAGTAAGTGAAGATATAAAAGATACACCAAGAGCTATATATATATTATTTATAGCAGAAATAATTTTTGTATGTTTGTTTATAGGATTGCCTTTATTATTCAAATATATTAATACTATTAATAAAAGTGATCTATTAAATGGTGAGGGACCATTTTATTTAAATAATAAAAAATATATAGGAACATATCAGCAATTAAATCCAAAAGCTTTAACAAAAATTAAAGATAATTATTCAGTAAGTTATCCTATAAATTCAAATGAAGCAATAAATGTAAAATATGGGAAATTTGGTAAGGATAAATTTGAATATAATTATACATATAGTTTAAATTTAAATCTTTATATAGATGCTCAACCACATAATACAAGTTTAGCATATAATGGTGAAGCAGAATTATTTAATTATGGTAATAAACCAGTAATATTATATGATGGTAAAAGAAGAGAATTAATAATAAAATCGCAAACAGAAAATAATCAAGGTATTCAATTAGATACAATTTATAGAACAAAAAATATTAAATTTCAAAAATGGATGTTTATAGTCATAAATTATGGAGATAATACAATAGATGTTTTTATAGATGGTAAATTAGTAGGTTCAAAAAATAATGTGCCACCTTATTTTGTAGGAGACAAGGTATCATTTGGACAAGATAATGGTATTCATGGGTCAATAAAAGATGTATATTATTACAATAAAAGACGCCCTCCAAGTGATACAGAATTTTTATACAAATTAATAAAAAATGAAAAATAAATGATAAAATATTTAGTAAAATTTTAAATTAAATTTTTTTTAATATAATAAAAAATATATTGTTTTATTATATTAAAAATGTTATTATCAAACATAATTATTATTACACTTTTAGTATTATTAATAATATTCTTATTAACAAAATGGTTTTTTGCAACAAATATAATTTATGATATAATTTTAGATGCTGGAAAAGAAGCGGAATCAACATCTGCTTCAGAAAATTCTTTATTTGGAAAATATATAACAAATAAAAATGTAATAGCTAATAAAGATTTTAATGAAAATAACACATCAAACTTTATGTTAAGTTTATGGTTCTTTATAGATAATTGGGGAAATAAAATTGGAATTGAAAAAAATATATTATATTCCTCAACAAAAGCAGAAGCGATAACAAATCCCACATTACAACAAGAAGTAACTGGTATAAGTTCAAAAGTAGATGATAATTCAGACCCAACCAGACCTTTCAAAAATTTAAATGTTTGTTTAGACGCTTATCAAAATAATTTATTCATAGATATAGAAACTTATTTATCAGGACCACAAGACAATGATATAGATTCAACATATACAAGATATGTAATTAAAAATATTCCAGTTCAAAAATGGAATAATTTAACTTTATCTGTTGATACAAAAACATTAGATGTATATTTAGACGGTAAATTAAGAAATTCATTCATATTACATGGAATATACAGAAATAAAACCGAAAATAATCAAACAAAAAATTTATATTTAGGAAATATGAATACTCCAAGTGGAGAAAATACAGGTTTTGAAGGATTTATAACAAGAATAAGATATGAACCTGGTGGCATTAATCCACAAGAAGCATACAATATTTATAAAGAAGGAATAAATGCTTCACTTGCTGAATCAATATACAATAAATATGGACTTAAAGTAACTTTCCTTGAATATAATAAAGAAAGAGGTTCATTTACAATATAATTTAATAACTAATAAAATAAAATAAATAATTTTTTTTGAAATCTATATTATATTATAAAAATATAATATAATATATAATAATGGAAAATATAGCAAACGGTGCTTCAAATTTAATGAATAATATAAAAAATAAAATAGTTTCTGTTACCCCATATGGAACAGAAAGATTTTTAGGAAGTACATCAGATTTTTTAGATTCAAATACTTTAATCTCAAAAGCGACATTTTTATTATTAGTAATAATAATATTTGTATTCTTATTTTGGGCTTTAAGTAAAATAATACTTTTATTTTTATCACCTAGTGAAAGCCCATATATAGTAAAAGGTATGAAAGATGCTACCCAAACAATGACAATACCACAATCATTCCAAGATAAAAATTCAGTTCCAATATTTAGAAGTAAAAATGAATATGATGGTGTAGAATTTACTTATAGTTGGTGGATGTATGTAAATGATTTAACACATAATGATAGTATTGATTTTAAACACGTTTTCCATAAAGGTTCAACAACAGCAGGAGAAGGAACATTAAATGGTGTTTATGGTCCAAATAATTGTCCAGGTGTATATTTATATACTGGAAAGAAGAATGTAGCAGATAATTTATTAGAAAAATTCCCATTATTAGGTATGTTAGTAAGATTAAATATATATCATGAAACAGACCATGAAATAAATCCTGATAGATATTTTGAAGATGTATATGTAGATGGTATTCCTATAAAAAAATGGGTTAATGTAGTATTAAGAGTAACAGCTCAAAATGTAGTAGATGTATATGTAAATGGAACATTAACAAAAAGACATAAATTAAGTAATATAGTAAAACAAAATTATGATAATTTACATATCAATATGAATGGTGGATATTCTGGTAATTTATCAAATTTAAAATATTATAATTATGCTATTGGAACATTTGAAATAGATAAAATAACTTCTGGTGGTCCAGATTTAACAATGGCAGACAATCAAAATATAGAAAAAGCGAAACCATATTATTTAGCATCACAATGGTATTTTGATGACACTGATCCATTAAATTAAATTAAAATAATTGTAACAAAGTAACAAGATATTTATTATTGATTATATATAATTAATAATAAATATGGTATATACCAAAATATTAGATAAAAATAGAACTTATTTTATATATGTAGCACCAAATTATAATACAGATTTATCAAATGTAGGAACAAAAGTAAATATTAAAGGACTTATACCAGAAAATATTTCAAATAATAAATATTATAGTTTTCTAAATTTAAATTTAAATGAAGATAAATTTAAAAATAGAGTTGTTTTTTCAGCAAAAATAGATAATATAAGAGAAGATTCTGTAATTTTATTAACACAACAAAATTTAACACACAATATAAAATTTGTACATAAAGATAATAATTATACACAGCCTAAGATACTATTTATTAAATATAATATAACCAATAATGTAATAAATGATAATCAATATTTATTTACACCTGATACAAATAGAATAAATTTATCAAAAATAAATGTTCAAGATGTATCATTAAATATACAAAATTCAACAAATGATGTAGATAGTACAAATGAAGATCGTGATGTATTTTTTAAAAGTTTAAGTTATTATTTTAATAAATATAAAATTTATAATTATACAGATTATTTTAAATTTAAATTTTCGGATTTTATAGATTTAAGTTATGTTTTAGAACATAAAAATTTAACAAAAGATATATCTTATAATAAATTAAAAACCGTTGTAAATAATGTAACATTAAAAAATAATTTTTCAGATGATCAAACTATTAATTATGATGAAAATAATTTTAAAAATTTATATAATTTTACAGATGATGGAAGTTTAAATATAACACATATTAGACCGGTTTATAAAATAAATTATAATGAAGATATTGATAATAGTTTTAATAATATTTTAATGTATAATAAATTTGAAAATATATCAACTGTAAATGTAAATTATAAATATCCAAGAAATAATGATGTTGAAGGTCTAGAAAATGATTTAATAAATATAGATAGTTATAATGATGTATCTATAAATTTTTTTGTATTAAAAAATGTAGATGTTAAGAAAAATAATTATGGTAAAATTTTATTTAATAAAAACTATACATTTTTTGATGGAAAAGTGCTTGGTTATAATAATAATTTTTATAATAATTCTTTAAATCATCAATATAAAAATTTGTATGATAACAGTATGGTATTTTTATCATTAGGATATGGTATTACAGGATTAACACAAAATGATATATTTAATAGAGTTAAGATGGATATGAATACAATTATAAAAGGAACAATAAGGGAACATAAATTAAGTAAAATTAATTTTAGTAGTAATGTAAATTCAAATGCGATTACAACAGAATTGATAAAAACAAATAAATATTTGTTAGATGAAAATTATAATTATAATTATACAAATATAACACATAATTGGATAAAAGAAAATAGTACAAAAATTATAGATTTGAGTTTATTAGAATTTTATGAATCATTTAATTATGATTTATCACATAATATATATTATAATAGATTTGGCAGTTTAGATTTAATAAATAATGATATAAGTGCAAACAATTTTGTAAATGGCGCTTTAAATTTAGATAAAAATAACTATTATGATTTCAGTTATATTCCAAAAAATATAAATTATATAATTAAAGATATTTCTGATATATCTTATTCATTAATATATGATACAAAATTTACATTTAATGGAAAAAGTTATCCTGCAGAATTAAATAATAAAAATAGTTCTTTATTTAATACATCAATAACAGATAATATATTAAAATTAGATTTTAGATATAATTATGGTAAAAATATAGATTTAGATATGTATTTTACAATTAAATATAATTATGATAAAACATTTGAATCTTATAGTTTATTAGATCATTATAATGATAATTTATTATTAAATTTTAATAAACAGATATTATCTAGTAGAATATTTACAACAGAGGGTAGTGATTTTACAAATGTTGATTGTATATTTATTTATCATGATCCATATAATGAAAATACACCAGACGAATTTAAATATCCATATAATAATGTTGAAATAAGTAGTAATGTTTCAATTGATAGTTTATCAAGAGCAATTGAACTTTTACCTGGTGCTGAAACATCAGTAACAAATTCAACAATTATTCCAGCTCGTAATGGAAGTAATTTATCAAGAAAACAAATTCAAGGATATATAGGATTCAATAATATTCCAAAATTATTATCTATTAAAGCATATGATGAAAGTATTATTGAAAGTCGTGGTTTTGTGCGCCAATTTAATATAAATGATTCGTGTAAAACTTATGCAGATAGAGTAAAAGATAAAATAAATTTAAATACAAATAGAGATAGCATAACAAAAGATAATAAAATATATAGTAGAGCTACAAATAGAAAACAGAATTTTGCTAGTATGGTTAGATCAAAAGGAAGAAATAATCCTGTAACTAAAGTATGTGATCAAACTTCCAGTATAGATTATGATAGTATAACTAATTATAATACACCATTTAAAATGTTTAGAACAGGAAGAGGACATTATTTGGGACCCAAATAATTAAATTTAAATTTGATAAAATATTTTATAAAAAATTGATAAAATATTTTATAAAAAAATTTTAAGACAAAACATTAATATATATATTAAATGTCAGAAGAAACAATTAAAGTTAGACAAAAATTTAAATTGTTTAAATTATATGATTATAATGTTTATGATAAATCATATATAGATGATGAAAATGATAATAATAGTAAATATAAAGATAATAAAAAATATACCATTCAAATGTTTGGTATAAATTCAAAAGGATATTCTGCATCAATTTTTGTTGAAGGTTTCAATCCATTCTTTTATATTAAAGTTGGCGATAATTGGAATGATTCAATAAAAACTGAATTTGTTAGTCATTTGAGAAAAAAAATGGGTAATTATTATCAGGATTCAATTGTAGATGCCAAATTGATAAAAAGAAATAAATTATATGAATTTGATAATCATAAATTACACAATTTTATAAGAATCAGTTTTTCAAATACAGGTGCATATAATAAACTACGAAAACTATTTTACAATGATAGTTATACTGATGGTATATTTAATAGAACACTAATACCAGAAGGATATATTTATCAAAATCAAAGTTGTTATTTATATGAAGGTAATATTCCACCTCTACTAAAATTATTTCATATAAAAGAAATAAGCCCATCTGGTTGGGTTCTTTTACCGAGTAATAAAGTAAAGAAAGTTAAAAGTAAAACTACACATTGTACATATGAATACATAATTAATTATAAAGATATTAAAAAAACAGACAAGGATGATATAGTAAAATATAACATTTGTAGTTTTGATATTGAGGCTAGTAGTAGTCATGGAGATTTTCCTGTTCCAATTAAAAATTATAAAAAATTGGCAACTGATATATTAGAATATTATAATAATCTTGATGATAAAGATGATTATAGTGTTGAATTATTAGAAAAACAAATTCTATATGCTTTTAAACAAAATAAAGTGAAAAATTCTGGATATTATTTAAATAATATTAATGAAGTTTATCCAAAATTAAAACACATTTCAGAAGAACAATTAAATTTAATTTTTGAAAATTTTATTAAATATATACCCGCAAATGATAAATCTAAAAGAGATGATAATATAGATGAAATTGAAGAATCTGATTCTGATTCAGACATAGAAGAACAAACTGGTGTAGATAATGAAACATCAGCTCCAAAATATTTTAGAAAGAAAAAGGCTAAGAAATATACAAAAAGAAATACAATATTGGATATACTATTAGATAAAACTTGTGAGCGTGAAACAAAATTATTGGAATTGACAAATGCTCTAACCAAATTTTATCCAGAATTAGAAGGAGATATTGTAACATTTATTGGTTTATCATTTATTAATTATAGTGAAAAGAAACCTTATAAAAAAATTCTAATAGTAAAAGGCGGATGTAAAGTTCCAGAAAAATATGAAGATTGGATGAAAGATAATAATGTTGAAATTATTGAGAAAAAAACAGAGAAAGGTGTGCTATTAGAATTTACAAAAGTAATTCAAACTGAAAATCCACATATAATTACTGGTTATAATATTACTGGTTTTGATTTTGAATTTATGTTTAAACGCTCACAAGAAATTGGTTGCACAAGAGAATTTCTAAAACTTTCAAGAAATATTGATGAAGTATGTATTAATAAAGATTGGAGAACAGGTGAAGAAGATATTGAAACAAATAAAATTGTACTTGCTAGTGGTGAATATAATTTAAAGTTTATTAAGATGTGTGGAAGAATTATTATTGATATGTGTATTATTTTTAGGCGAGAATTTACTTTAAGTTCTAATAAATTAGATTATACATCGTCTTATTTTATCAGTGATTCTATTAAAAATATTGAAATTGATGAAGAGGAAAATACAACAACAATTTTCAGTAAGAATTTAACAGGATTAACAATTGGAAGTTATATTAAATTTGAAGAAATAGGTTATAGTACAGGCAATTATAAAAAGGGTAAAAAGTTTGAGGTGATAGATATGGATTTAAAAAATGCTAGTTTTACAATTAATTCTGTTGAAAAATTAGATTTAAAAAAATTCAAATTTAATTGGGGATTAGCTAAGGATGATGTATCGCCACAAGAGATTTTTCAACTAAGTAATGGAAGTGATTATGATAGATTTACAGTTGGGAAATATTGTATTGGTGATTGTGATAATGTTATTTGGTTATTATTAAAGATTGATGTAATTACTGATAAAGTTGAGATGTCTAATTTATGTGATGTACCTTTAAGTTTCTTATTACTAAGAGGTCAGGGTATTAAATTACAAAGTTATGTATCAAAAAAATGTGGTGAAAAAAATACATTAATGCCTGTAATAGAAAAAGAATTAAATGATGATGGTTATGAAGGAGCTCATGTATTTACACCTAAAACTGGATTATATTTAGAAGATCCTGTTGCTTGTGTAGATTATAGTTCTCTTTATCCATCATCAATGATTAGTGAAAACTTATCACATGATAGTAAAGTATGGACAAAAGAATATGATTTAAGTGATAATTTATTAAATTCAACAGGAGAACAAGACAAAGATGATAACTATATTTATGATAATTTATCTGAATATAAATATGTTGATGTTAAATATGATACATATAAATATGTTAGAACAACAGCTAAATCTGCTGCAAAGAAGAAAGTTGTTGGGTATAAGATATGTAGATTTGCTCAATTTCCAGAAGGAAAAGCAATTATGCCATCGATTTTAGAAGAATTATTAGCTGCGAGAAAAGCAACTAAAAAGTTAATGGCAAAAGAAGAAGATCCATTCAAAAAGAATATTTATGATAAAAGACAGTTAAGTATTAAAGTTACAGCTAATTCTTTATATGGTCAATGTGGTGCTAAAACTAGTGCGTTTTATGAAAGAGATGTAGCAGCATCTTGTACTGCTATTGGTAGAAAATTATTATTTTATGGAAAAGATGTAATTGAAGGCTGTTATAATAATATTGAAGTTATGGTAAGCGATGGCGAGATTGTTAAAACAAAAGCTGAGTGCGTATATGGTGACAGTGTAATGGGTTATACACCTATTTATATTAAAATTAATAATAAAATAGAAGCATTAACAGTTGAAGAATTGGGAGAAAAATATGGATTAGGATGGTGTAATTGTTTAGATGAAGGAAAAGAAGAAAAATTGTATTGTAATTTAAAAGAAAATATTGAAAGTTGGACAAATAATGGTTGGACAAAATTAGAACGGATAATTAAACATAAACTTCATTCAAGTAAAAATATTGTTAGAGTATTAACTCATACAGGTTTAGTAGATGTTACAGATGAACATTCTTTATTAAGAGATGATGAAACTATAATATCACCAAAAAATATAGAAATTGGAACAAAATTATTACATAAAACACTTATTTTAGATAATAATGAAAACAAATATGCGATATCAATAGAAGAAGCTAAAATAATGGGATTCTTCTTTGGTGATGGTAGTTGTGGTTGTTATGATTGTCCTTCTGGTAAAAAAGCTAGTTGGTCATTAAATAATTCATCAGAAGAATTATTTACAAAATATTTAAATTTATGTGAAAAGGTATATCCTATGTTTGAATGGAAAGTTTATAATACACTAAAAAGTTCTGGTGTAAATAAATTATGTTTCAATTCTGATAAATTTGGTGGAAAAAAGAGATTTATAGAAAACTATAGAAATAAAATGTATTATAAAAATTCCAAAATTATTCCAGAAAGTATTTTAAATTCTAATAGAGAAATAAGAGAAGCATTTTGGGAAGGATTATATGATGCTGATGGTGATAAAAAGTCTGGTAATATTAGAATTGATCAAAAAAATCAATTAAGTGCTAGTCATATATGTTTATTAGCAAATTCATTAGATTATAAGACATCAATAAATACAAGAACAGATAAAATGAATGTATATAGAATTAATTGTACAAAAAATAAACAAAGAAAATGTTGTGATTCTGTTAAAAAAATCATTAATATAACAGAAACATTGAATGAGGAAGATAGATATGTATATGATTTAACAACAGAAAATCATCATTTTGCGGCAGGTATAGGAAATATGATAGTTCATAATACAGATTCTGTATTTTTCAAATTTAATTTGCATGATAAAGATGGAAAACGAATTATAAATAAACAAGCTTTAATTTATACAATTGAATTAGCTAAACAAGCAGGTGAATTGGCAACAAAATTCTTGAAGAAACCACATGATTTAGAATACGAAAAAACATTTTGGCCATTTAATTTACTATCAAAAAAACGATATGATGGTATGTTGTATGAAGAAGACCCAGAAAAATGTAAATTAAAATCTATGGGAAATGTATTAAAACGGCGTGATAATGCTCCTATTGTAAAAGATATTTATGGTGGTGTAGTTGGTATTTTAATGAAAGATAAAAGTCTGCCAAAAGCTATAAAATTTGTGAATGAATCAATTCAAAATATGATTGATGAAAAATATCCAATTGAAAAATTATTGGTAACTAAATCATTACGAGGTTATTATAAAAATCCAAAACAAATAGCTCATAAAGTTTTAGCAGAAAGAATTGGTATGCGTGATGCTGGTAATAAACCAGGTTCAGGTGATAGAATGAATTATGCTTATATAAAAACTGAAAATAAAAAGGCTTTACAAGGTGAAAAAATAGAAACACCTGATTTTATTAAAAGTAATAATTTAAAATTAGATTACAGTCATTATATTAGTAATCAAATTATGAAACCATTATTACAGTTATTTGCTTTGGAATTAGAAAATTTACAAGAATTCAAAGATAAGCAATTTTATATAAAAGAATATAATACTGATAAAAAAGTACTTACTTGGGAAGAAGAAATTGAAAAACTAAAAAATAAATGGCCTGAACAAGAGAAATATGATAAAAAATATGAAGAGTTGCGTGGTAAAGAAGTAAAACAATTAATATTTGATAAATTTTTAAAGGAGTTAAAATAGATTTTAATATTATTATATTATAATGACAAAATTAACAAATCAGCAATCTTTAATATTAAACTATATTTTAGATATTAATGATGAAGTATATAGTAGTAAGAATTATAATAAAGAAGAAATAATTAATGATTTAAAAGACTGGCATAGAGGAAGTGATTATGATTATAATCAATTTAAACAAATTTCTGACATTTCAAAAGAGCAAGAAAATATAATAAATAATGCTATTAAAGATCAAAAAACACATAATCCATATATAAAAGAAAATCAAGATAATTTAAATAAATTAAAGCAAAATTTTGTAGTAACTGGACAAAAGCTTGCTCCTCCATTAAGTGTTGTTACAAATACAGTAGGAGGTAAGAAAAAAAATACAAAAAAAAGAAGAAAAAAAAAAGAAGAAAAAAATACAAAGAAAAGAAGGACAAAAAATAGAAAAAAAAGAAGAAAAAAAATATAAAAAAAAATGAATAGAATAAAATATATAGAACAATATAATTATATTTTCTCTCAATAATATAATTATATGAATAATAAAAATAGTATTACTCATAAAAATATAAAAAAATATTCTAAAAAATTTAATAAAAAGCGAACAAATAAAGTTTTAAAAAATGTTAATACAAAAGCACATTTCAATAATTTAATAATAAAATCTGATTATACACAGAATAAAAAAAATACTTTTAAAAATTTTATTAATGTAGATACAAAAATTACTGATCAAAAACATAGTGGAAGATGTTGGTTATTTGCTTTTTTAAATGTAATTAGATTACCTATGATTAAAAAATATAAATTAGATGATTTTGAATTTAGTCAGAATTATTTATTTTTTTATGATAAATTAGAAAAAGCAAATTATTTTTTTAATTATATTATAAAAAACAAAAAAACAGATTTAAATAATTTAAAACTTGTTTATATTTTAGATCATTTAACAAATGATGGTGGTCAATGGAATATGTTTGTTAATTTAATTGAAAAATATGGAATAGTTCCAAAAACTAATATGGAAGATCATTTTCATAGTGAAGACACTCATGATTTACAAGAATTTTATAATAATTTTTTAAGAAAAGCTGCATCTAAATTAAGAAATAGTAATTCAGAATCAATACAAAAATTAAAAGATGAATTATTAGCAGAATGTTATAAAATATTAGTTTTATTTTTAGGAGAACCTCCTAAAAAAATTACATGGGAATATTACAAAAAAGGTAAAAAATCTAATATTTATAAGACAATAGAAAATATAACACCATTAGAATTTTATAATAAATATGTTCCATATAAAGCATCTGATAAGATATGTTTAATTAATTATCCTTGCCAAGATAGATCATATTTTAAATTATATAATGTTGAATTAGCATTTAATGTTGAAGAATCAAAAGGGCAAAATTTTATAAATGTTCCTATTAATATTATGATAGATGCTGTTAAAAAATCTATTGATGATAAGGAAGCTGTATGGATAGGTTTAGATACAGATAAATTTATGTCAAAGAAGAAAGGATTTTATGACAAAAAAGGTTTCAATTATTTAGATATATTTGGATATGATAATACTATGGATAAATGTGAAGCTATGAATTATAGACAAACACACCCTAATCATGCTGTTATAATAAGAGGTTATAATTTAGATAAAGGAAAAACCAATGGTTTTTTAATAGAAAATTCTTGGGGTAAAAAAACAGGATTTGATGGTAATTATTTTATGAGTCTTGATTGGTTTAAAAATTTTGTTTTTGAAGTTGTAGTTGATAAAAAATGTGTATCAAAAAAAGTTTTAAATGTATTAAATAAAAAACCTATATTATTACCATATTGGTCTCCATTTGGTAGTTTATTAGAAAAATGAAATATAATATGTTATAATTAATATAATTATAAATTTAATTATATTAATGGTAGTTGTGTATGATTATAGTAAATTTCCCATAGTTAAGGTTGACTTATCTGGTTCTATATCAACAGAAGAAGATTTTAAAAGTTTAACAGAACAATGGTTAGATTTATATAAAAATAAAAAAAATTTTGAATTTGAATTTGATACAAAAAACATTGGTTTTATCAACCCATATTATTGTACTCGGGCAGCCTTGTTTATAAAATCTGTTAAAGAAATTAATCCTCAATATTTAAAAAAAAGTAAAATTTTTGTTTATAATAAGTATGTATTTGAATTAGTTAAATTTATTTTTTATATACAAAAACCAGTAGCTCCTGTTGAATTAATATATATTATAGATAAAGATAATAATGAAATAGAGCATATTACTAATTAAATATTATGATTGAACAGCTACTGTAAATATATTATTTGAACTATCATTTTGTAATAGTCTATTAATTATATTACTAGTAAATAGCTGTCTAAATTGGTCATTATTTAAAATATATCTTTCACCATTTCTACCATTTCTATATCCAATTAAATTACTATCTGTTAATATATTATATCTACAAGTTGGACATGTTTGATGTTGAGATAACCAATTATATAAAGCATCATATTTAAATATATGACCACAATGTCTTATATATGCTACTTCATCATCTGGTTCAAAATCTTCTTGTGTTATAGGACATGTATTATTTAAAGGTTCATTTATATTATGATATTCTGTTTTTACAATATTATTATTTATTTGATTTGATAAATTTTCTCTTGATATTTGAGAATAATTTATTTCATTATTTTGATTTGATGTATTATTATTAAGTAAATTAGTAGTATTTGTTGTTTGATTAAGTTCTGGATTTTGATTTAAATTAATAAGATTGTTATAATGTGGAAAAATAGGTCCTGTTGCTGAATGATAAACTGGTGGTTGTTGATTTTGTGTGTTATAAAAATTATTATAGTAGCTATAATAATCAAAATTACGATACATGTTGTTAATAGTTTGATTAGCGTTATTTAAATATGTAATAGAATTATTTACAGTATTAATATAATTATTAATTATTCCAGCATAATCATTATATAATTGATTTTGATTATTTTCATTATTCATTATAATATATATATATTTAAAATATGTTTAAATACATAACAAATATTATAATTATATTTAATTATGAGTATAAATTTAGATAAATATAAAGACAAGGGTTTAACTGGACTAGCAAATTTAGGTAATACTTGTTATATAAATTCTTGTATGCAAATACTATCTCATTGTTATATATTTAATGAATTAATTGATTCTATTGATACAAAAAAATTAAATAATATTGAAGATAGTATTTTATTTGTTGAATGGAAAAATTTAAAAGATTTAATGTGGTCAAAGAATTGTGTTATAGCTCCAAATAGATATTTAAATTCTATTCAAAAAATTTCAATTAATAAGAAAATAGAACTATTTAGTGGATTTGCTCAAAATGATCTTCCTGAATTTTTAATGTTTATTATTGAATGTTTTCATAATTCGTTAAAAAGAAAAGTAGAAATGAATATAGTAGGAAATGCTTTAAATAAAACTGATATTTTAGCAAAAGAATGTTATTCGATGATAAAAAATATGTATTCAGAAACATATTCAGAATTATTAGGATTATTTTATGGAATACATGTATCACTTTTAACTTCGCCCAATAATAAAGAATTATTATCTTGTACACCAGAACCATTTAGTATTATAAATTTACCAATACCAGAAAATTCAAATTCTTGTTCAATATATGATTGTTTAGATTTATATACAAAACCAGAATATATAGAAGGAGATAATGCTTGGTATAATGAAAAAACTAAACAAAAACAGAATGTTAATAAAGCTATAAATTTTTGGAGTTTACCAGATGTATTAATAATAGATTTTAAAAGATTTAATAATAATAATAAAAAAATTAATGCTTTAATTTCAACACCATTAACAGAATTAGATTTATCAAAATATGTTGTTGGTTATGATAAAGATACATATAAATATGAATTATTTGGTATATGTAATCATTCTGGTAATTGTTTAGGTGGTCATTATACTGCTTATGTAAAAAATGCTAATAAAAATTGGTATTGTTTTAATGATACACAAGTCAATGTTATGAATGAAAAAGATGTAGTTACAAATAAAGGATATTGTTATTTTTATATTAAAATGAAATAATTTACAATTTTTAGTATTATTATATATAATATTTATTTATATATAATAATATGAGTATATTTAATAACATTTCTCAAGATTTTTTTAATGGTATAAATAACATGGGTTCAAATCCTTTTGTTTTAGTAGTTTTAGTATTCATTATTTTAATATATTATATTTTATTTGCATTTTTAGGAAAATCTAATTATGGCGAAGAAAATACAGCGTCTGGTGGATTTATATTTATAGAAGCTTTATTATGGGGATTATTTATAGTTTTAATTTTTATAAATGGTTTATCCTACTTCTTTAATATTAATATTGTAACAGAATTAAAAAATATTTTTTCAGATGAACCCGAAGTTCAAATTGAATCTACAATTAATACACCTAATAATATGACTGATATATCAGGAGAACAACTTAATTTTAAAGAAGTTTATCATGTTCCAGGAAATAGATTTACATATCATGATGCTAAAGCTGTATGTAAAGCTTTTGATGGTGAAATGGCTACTCATGAACAATTAAAGAAAGCACAAGAAAGAGGAGCAAGTTGGTGCAGTTATGGTTGGACTAAAGATCAATTAGGCTTATATCCTACAAGTCAAAATGATTGGTCAAAATTACAAGAAAAAGAAGGTCATGAATATGATTGTGGATTACCCGGTATTAATGGTGGTTATGTATCAAATCCAGCTGTTCGTTTAGGTTCAAATTGTTATGGTTATAAACCTAAGAAGAGTGATTTAGAATCAGAACATTTAAGTGATACATTATATCCAAAAACACAAAAAGAATTATTATTTGACGAGAGAGTTGAATTCTGGAAAGATAGAATAGGAAATATTGTTTTAGCTCCATTTAATAATGATAGTTGGTTCAAAATACCTACCCCAGCATTTTAATAAATAATTTTATATTTTAAAAATTTATAAAATAAAATATAAAATTTTGACACTTTAAAAATAATTTCGAGAGAAAAAATTAAAAGTTTGATTTTTTGAGAGAAATAATTAAAAATATTCTACATGTAATTTATCCAAATATTTCAAATCTACTGATTTTTTCTCTGCTAAATCCTCTGCTAATTTATTAAATACTTCCATATTTCTTTCTATAATTGATACTGCTTTATTTAATGCAAAATTTATTAATTTATTTACATTAGCATCTATATCTGATTTTGTTTCTTCACTCAGAGTATATGGATTTTCTTGATTTTGAATAGTTTTTGTTAATTCATCATCTTCTATACCAAATAATTGTATATATCTTCTTGCTAAATTATCAGCTTGCATTAAATCTGAACTCGCACCTGTTGTTACATCTAAATCTTTTATATCATCAAATACTTTTTTTGTATTATAATTATAATTTTCATTTAAATTTGTTATAATTTTATTATATAATACTTTCTCAGCAGCACGACCTCCCATAGTAACAATTAAATTTGATATTAAATATTTTTTTGTTGGATAAGAATTATATTTTTCTTTTGGTGTAAATAATGTATATCCACCAGCGCCATTTGTATTTGCTGTAATTGTTACTTTTCTTACATCAAAAAATTCTCTAAATAATAAAGCTGTTATTGTATGAC